TTTACGTTGGTCATCTGTGAAGGTGAAGTCGATGCACTCAGTGTCGCCCAAGCATACAAAGAAAAGTACGGAAGAACCTATTCTGTGGTTGCTGTACCTTCTTCATCTTCTACCTCTTGTGCTCTTGCTCAAAGGGATTGGATAAACTCCTTTAAGACTGTCGTAATTATGATGGATCAGGATGAAGCTGGTAAGAAGATGTCTGACTTCCTGGGTAAGATGATTAAACCAGGTAAGGCTAAAGTCGCAAAGCTACCAGAGAATGACGCTAATGCTACATTACTTAAGCATGGTTGGAAGACTTTGCTAGAGTGTGTGTGGAATGCACAGAGTTGGAACCCCTCAGGTATCGTTACAGGTAAACCTATCTGGGATCAATTCATTCAACGACAGAACGTAGAGTGTGTACCCTACCCTGATTGCTTGAGTGGTTTAAATGATAAGCTAAAAGGAATTAGACATGGTGAGATTACTCTATTCACTTCTGGAACTGGTAGTGGTAAGTCTACTATTATCAAAGAAATCATCTTGGATCTTCTCTCGAAAACAAAAGATCGGGTGGGGCTTATCAGTTTGGAAGAGAGCGTTGGAGATACGGCAGAGAAGTTCATTGGCATGGTACTCAAGAAGTCTCTTAATGAGGATACACCTCCGGTTGAAGACGAGCTTAGACAAGGTTTTGACAAGGTGTTTGGAGATGAAAGACTAGTACTGTTAGATCACCAAGGATCAGTTGGAGATGACAGTCTCATAGACAAGATAGAATACATGGCCCTCATGGGTTGTAAGTATCTAGTACTAGACCACATCACAATCGCTGTATCAGAGGGAAGTGATGGTTTATCTGGTAACGAGGCCATAGATAAATTCATGTCAGACCTACTCAAAATAGTCAAGCGACACAACATCTGGCTAGGCTTGATCTCTCACCTTCGTAAAGCACAAGGTGGTAAGGCATTCGAGGATGGTAACATTGCATCTATCGATGACATCAAGGGTTCTGGTTCTATCAAACAGATCTCCTTTGACATCATTGCATTCTCTAGGAACCTAACAGCAGCCGACGAATACGAACGTAACACTGTTCAATTCAGAGTGCTTAAGTCTAGGTTCACAGGTAAGACAGGTGATGCTGGTGCTGCAACATACGATGCACAGACTACCCGACTTCAGAATAAAGAAGTTGGTTTTGATTACATAACTACATAGGAGAATACATGTCAGCACTCCAAGAGATAGTTGATTACCTTGTCAAGAGGGTAGATGGTGTAAGTCCTGCACGTCGAAGACCCCACCTTGCTGGGCTCTTGATGAGATTGTCTGGAAACTATAGTGATCGTATGGAAGGGTACGTTGTTAAGAGTATCTCTATACTTCAAATGCAATTCACTAAAGACACCAGCGCAAGTCCAGCTGGTACAACTACACTGACCAACGCATCTACTAAGATAGGTCAGAATGTTGGTAAAGAACTAGACCGAGAGCCCCTCCCTTGGGGCTCTGTGGTGTCCATAGGAGACCTGTTTGTAGAAGCCTTGTACAACCTTGGGTTCATCGACTTGTCCTACGCTAAGACCCGTAACAGCTGCCATGTGGTGTCTGCATCACACAGGTGGTATGAGTTAGGTGTGATACCTGAGAGGGGTGGGAGCTTTCCTTTGGCCTCTACCAGTATCATAAGACCTAGGGATATCTCTGGTATGATACAACATATCAATGGTGTTCACAGGCCAGTTATAAAAGGTAGAGTAGAGGGAGATCCAATAGACCCCTATGCACCTTGGGTACAAGCCCTTAACAAACTACAGCAGACTGCTTGGAAGATAAACAAACCAGTCTACAATGCAATGATTGAGAACAAAGAGTTGTTCTTATCCACTGATCCTATCAAAGACAATGATGCTAAGGAGCTTAAACGTAGGAGTAAGATGGTTGAGTGGGCATTCATATCAGAGAAGGCACGTAAACTATCAGAGCTAGAAGAGTTCTATCAGTACCTGGATGTAGACTATCGTGGTAGATTCTATTACTGTGAAAGCTTTATGAACTTCCAAGGATCTGATTTAGCTAGGGGCTTGTTCAAGTTCCAACACTCAAAGCCTATGACTGAGAGTGGCTTGCAATGGTTAGCCATACACACAGCGTCTGTCTTCAACATGTCTTACAACATCGATGAGATACCTGAGTGGTGTACATCAGACTACAAAGAACACCTTGAGGGTGAAGGGTTAGATAACATATCTGTTGACAAGATGACCCTAGAAGATCGTATCAGTTGGACTAATGAGTACATGGATGAAATAATAGAGGCCGGTAAACAATCACAGTTCTCTGAAGAAGCTGAGAAGAAAGTGTCCTTCCTTGCTGCTTGTGTTGAGTGGTATGAATTTGACTGTGCTTACAGGGACAATCGTATCCACATGACTAGCTTACCTATACCTGTTGATGGTAGTAACAATGGTTGGCAACACCTAGGGGCAATCTCTAAGGACGAACAGACTGGTGAGTTAGTTGGACTGATCCCCTCAGAGATACAGAAAGACTTCTATGTACAGACAGCTAAAGAGATGATTGATCTGTGTAAGGATGATCGGCTCAATGGTATCTTGTCCAGTATGCCTATGAAAAGAATACGCAAGGGTATATCCAAGCGTGGCTCTATGACTAGGGCATACTCTGCAGGGTCTAAGAAGATCGCTGAGAACATGTTCTTTGATTGTAAGTCAGAGGACTACCACACAGAGTATGGTATCACACAAGATGACTGTACTAAGTTATCTAAACTGCTGATCAAAGCAATTGATAAAGTATGTCCAGGCCCACTGTCTACTATGAGTTACCTACAGAACCTAGCGATGTATCAATTAGGTACACATGTAAAGGTAGACTCAGAAGGATACGAAGCTAACACTGAGTATCGTAGCCTGTCTAAGATACGTGACACTCTGATGAAGAAGAACTTCAAGACTGATGAAGATCTTTATGAGCTTAACGATGTTGTGATTAAACTTAAAGAGTTCACGACAAGTCTTAAACATGGTAAGGGTGAGGATAGGATTGAGTGGAGTACACCTTCAGGGTTCCATGTGATCTATGAGAAATGGATCATGCAAGATAGGAAAGCTAGAGGCCGCATCAAAGGGTATGGAAATAAGACAGGTCAGGTTACACACGTAGCCCTTGTCCCTACACGTATGCCCGATAGAAGAGGTTTCATCTGTGGTATGTCACCTAACTACATACACTCTATGGATGCTAGTCATATGGCTTTAGTTATCTCTGAGTGGGATGGCTGCTTTGCAGCTGTGCATGATAGCTTCAGTACTCATGCTAGTGATGTGAATAGACTACTCGACCTAACCAAACAAGTATTCATACGCATGTATGACTACGATAATTACTTTGAGGTTATACGTAACTTCATCACAGATGCTGAGGATGATGTGGAACAACCTACATTAGGCAGCTTAGATATAAAGGAGATTGAAAACAGTGACTACTTCTTCGCGTAAATCATATAATCATTTAGCACTACGAGGTGTTCAAGTAGATGATGATGAGTTCATCTCTGATTGGAACATCAACCCACTGACAAAGACATCTCTAGATTCAGAGCTGGCTTACACAAGGGATCTTATGCCACGAGTCATGGACATTGGTATTGCAGAAGACCTAGAAGGTGGTGTGATAAATGATAAAGAAGCACGACAGCGTAAGCAAGATCAAATGAAGGAGTACCGAGAGCTCCTTGCAAAGAAAGGTATGCTTAAATAAAATTAAAAAACCCCCAGGAAAACCGTAATGGTTCTCTTGGGGGTTTTATTTTTATTTAGTGTGCATAGTATTGCAATGGAATACGTCTACCGCTTTCGGTTTTGTAACCATTCATAAGCAACTCTTTTCTAAGGGCTGTCTTGTTGCTGTTAGTTCTTTTAATAACATCTGGCAACCTAGAATGTAGGTTTAACTCATTCCGAAGAAGACCCTTAAAGGTCTTGAGTTGATTGACAGTGGGCTCAGATGGTGGGTTGTATGGATCATACCCCACCTTCTTCATCTCCGCAGCCATTACCCTAGACATGCGAACACGATCTTCTTGAAGTTGCTCCTCTGTCCTGACCTTCCCAGCAGTACCCGTCAGTTTACTCATGCGTCCCCAGAGGTTAGCCATGTACATATTACCACTGGCAGCAGGGGATACCTTAAGCATCCAATCCATATAGACCTTCTCATTATCTGTAAGCTTGTCATCAGGCTTTCTACCTTTCATCTTCTCTTCAAAACGCTTAGTCGCCTCAGTCAGGGAGTTACGTGCTTGTTCTAGGTAGCTCCAGTCAAGGGTTGCATCCATCCAGTTGAGGTTAATCTCTTCTAGGAATACATCATAACCATTAGCATCTACTTTAAAAGCATCGTAGATAGTTAAAAGGAATGGATTTCCATTGGATGCTTTACCTGCCCTGTCCCAAGACTTACCAGAGGCAGTCATTGCTACAGTGGCAGCATCAACAGCTTGGATAGGGGCAACAACAGATCCACCATAAGCAAACTCACCAGGAGTGCCTTCAATGGTACCATCTGGGTTTGTTCTATTACGAGTGGCAGCAGCCGTAGTCTCAGTCTCATAGTGTGCAACAGTTGTCTTAACCCTTTCAACCTTAGCGTTTATAAACACAGGTGAGAATGGGCCTTGAACACCAGTTATAGGAGCGATACTTTTATAGGTACTTTTAGATGCTGCATCATAACCTGTAGAGGATTCACCACCAATGTGAATGTCCATACCTGTTGGACTTTTGATGATGAAGGGCTCATTCATAGAAGCGTGAAGTGCAGCAGCAGCCCTCATAATAGACCTAGCCTCTATTGATTCAGCAGTCATCACACCTTCAAGAGATCCTTTATATTTCTCTAAGAGAACCTTAGCTAAATCCCTACGTGACATAGTGGAGTCTATAATAGAAAGACTGGGGCCATAAGAACTTTCAGAGTCCTGTATTAGTTTTTCATTTAAAACTTCCAACACTTCTTCAATGTCAGTTACAAAACTCTCTACCTCTTTACCATAACCGTAGGTCATAATAGTCAGCTTAGCTAGATCCCTATTGCTGAACACAGCACGAGCAACATCATTCAGTTGTGGAAATAGATCCTCACTGATGTTCTCCCACCCACTTTCTAAACTTTGATCAGCTAATCTCATAAGCTTATCGCGGATGTCACCATCATCTAAGAGTGTTGACCTGTTACCTCTTGCTCTAAGAACACCAGTTAAGAAAGCTGTTGGTATCTCACCCATCTGCATACCCTGACTTGCAGGACCATTGGTCTTACCGTCCATGTAAGCATTCACATAGCTGATGAACTGCTTGTCATTAGGGTAGTTCCTTTTGAAGTCAACGTACTTAGAGAAGTCTATTAACGTATCCATTAGCAGTGGACCATCTTCCCCTTTGTCTTTAATCATCTTAATGATCATACTATCATAATCACTATTTGGATCAAGGCTGAGTTGATTAAACTTTGGGAACTGTGGAGAGTCTAAGGGAACACCATTAGCAATAGCTTCAGACACAGCTTCATACTGTGCATCAGTCATCTCCAGTGCTTGTGCAAGCCGCTTACCATAACCATATAGCTCAGACTCCCTAGCCTTGAGCATCACTTCCCTTTGGGCAGGTAAGAAGGTATCACCAGCATCTATTATTGTATTACCTTGAGCGTCTTTAACTTTAGACAACAGTATCATGGCATACATCTGACGCAGGTTCTTCTCTTGCCTGTTTCCAGGCCTAATAATAGATGGGTTAGGTGATCTTGTAGCAAACCGAACAGCCTTAGATGTCACTGGGTTAAAGTAGGATTGCTGAGGTGTTAACCTCCCTTGGAAACCCTGAACATTATAGGTAAGGTAGTTGATACCATTTCGTTCCTGTGCTAGTGACTGCACTTCCTGTGCTAGTTTATTAAACAAGTTGTTTATATTTTCACCTGGACTGTAGATTTCTTCACGCATCTCTGGATTGTTTGCAAGCCTACGCTCCTGCATCTTAGCAGCAGCATTAAAATTATCCATTCTAGACTGACCAACATTGTTGATCTCAGCTTGCCAAGTCTCATAATCACCAGTTACTAGTGTAGCTAAAACTGTAGAGTACAGGATCTTCATGCGTTGTTTATCAACCACATGTCCAACCTGACCTAGGTTATCAATGGCTTGGTTGATTATCCGACCCATCTTCTGACCAGACTTACCACCAGATACTGCTCGAACTACGTTCTTACCAACATCAGTACCAGCCATTTGATTAGGTACTTTCTGAGGGCGTACTATCTGACGAGGGAATATCTGTTTACGATCAAGCTCACCTTCTTTAATAGCAGCTTCACCTTCTGCAGTTAGACCATAAACTATCTGACGGGTCTTTGGATCAACAGCTCGTGTAACAAGTGTTGGGTTAGAGTCTGCCCACAACTGCTTGAACGCAGCCCCCAGTGTCTCCGCTTCCTTACGCGGTAGTTTATCTGGAGATGCCAATGCTTGAACTTGAGGGTCAGCCTCAGGAGCACCCTGATTTATCATGGCCTGCCTATTCCTACGCTGGTACTCAAGATGTATCCTGTTACCTATCTGTGCGTTACCCTCAGCGTGTGTGAGTGTTTTGTTTGGGCTTTCCACAGGGACAGATGGATCTCCCATTGCCTCCGCAAGAGGGTCAAGGGTGTTGTCCAAGTTACCACCAAAGGTATCTTCAATAATAGCAGAGGCAATCTGTGTATACATTGGGTTAGGTATCTTTACACCACCCTCAGATTCTATAATTGCATCAGCCCTACTAATAGCAGCTACAATGTTACCTTCAGAAGATTCAGCGATAGCATCCGAAAGTGCTGGACCTGAAACAGGTGAGTCACCTTTGGTTAATGCATAGGCTGAGGTGCCAAGACCTGTAAGGTTTAACCCAAGATTACCAGAGTTTACATTCTGAACAAGAGTCTTTGCACGAGATCTAAGATTACCACCAGCCTCAGCTTGTGCTGCAACAGTTACCTTCGGGAGTTGAACAGGTGTGACCCTATTGTACCTTTGGTTGTCAGTCTGAGCACGAGTAGCCATATCAGGTACCAAGAACCTGTTATCACTCTCTTGTTGTTCTGGGAGGATTAAATCAGGTGTTAACTCAGATGCATCCACCTGTGTGATTGCTTCAACCTGCTCCTGAGTGGTGTTAGCAATGTCCTGTAGGATACCTGTTGATTGTGGTGCAGGTGCTTCCTGTTGTGGAGGTACCTGCTCAGTTGTAGCAAATCGATCTTCTAAAGTCTGAGAGGGGAGCTCAGCACTCCCCCCTTTAATCACTGGTATAGCCATTACTGATTCTCCTTATTGTCTTTATAGTTCCAACCACCACCAGTTAGAAGACTAGCTAGGCTTTTGTTTGTGTCTGTAAAGGGACCAATCCCAGGGGCTGATTTCAAACCTTGATACGCAGCACGTTCAAAGTCACCCTTAGCTACATTCAAAGCTGCATCTCCAAGCCTACCAACGTAACCAACTGTGGGGCTTTCACCTGTGGCTTGATTGTATAACCAACCACCGAGACCCTCAGTACGTTGACCATAGATAGGTGCAAACATGTCTACAACTCGCTCACCTGTACCAAACAAACCAGAAGCCATGACACCACGACGAACATACTCAGGTGTGTCCAGATATGGGTTACCCAGTGTACCCTCATCATCATCATCATCAAACTTAATCTCGTCTTTCATTGCCTGTGAGAAAAACCCTAGGGCAATCATAGTAGACATAAGCACAAAGGTGTTATACTTCATTGCTGGAGTACCACGTTTAATGTAATCATTCCACATACGAGGTATATGGTTTGCTGTAAAGGTAGAGATAAAACCTTGGAACTGTGTGAACAAAGCGAACCTAGGATCCTGATAGAGCAAAGGACGATTGGCTGCACTTGGAAGGGCTACTGCTTGGTTGATAAAGTTGTAAGTAGCTTCCTTCATTGTTTGATTCCAGAGATCCATAGACCTAGGATCTCTAAGACCCTCAGGACCAGCCCTTTCAATTGTATTATTGAGAGGTACAAACTGTTCTACAGGTATCCCTAAGCTCCTCAGCTTTTGCTCTGCCTCTTGAGCCTCACGAGTATCACGTGTTAACCCTGAGTCTCTTTGGAATACTATCTTAGCGTTAATAGATATGAAGTCATAGGCCATACTTGCACGAACAGCACGAGTATAGTCAGTCCATTGGGTCAAACCAATAGCCCTAAAGAAAGCTTCCATAACATTCTTACGACTGTCTGAAACCTCACTGACACCTGTGGTTGTTGCAGCACCTACTTCCCAAGCGTAGAAACCAGTTTCCCTAAGCAACTTCTGACCTTCACTCCCAGTATTCTGTCGGAGTATGCCATCTTCAGTGCTTGCCTCAACCTTTCTGAGCTGAGGTAGTAAACCTGCCACTGCTTCTTGTGCAATGTTTTTAATACTCCCATTCTTACCAAAGATTTGATCACTAGTAAGAGCACCCTGTGTCATAGCCATCTCAGGTAATGAGGAGAAGGTTGCAAGTGGCAGTGCAGATAGAGTCATCCAGAACATTACATTCTTTTGAAACCTCATGAGCTTTTTACCAGCTTGAGTAGTCGGCCTGTTGTAGTTACCTGACACAGCCTCTAAGATATTCTTAACCTCAGAAGCTACACGATTAACCTCTTCATTAGACACACCCTCAGCTTGCATGTTGTTCAAGAGTTTAGATACAATCTCCCCATCCTTACCAACATACTTCATTTGAGTTACATAACGAGCTGCAGTCTTACTTGCATTGGCAACGTTAGCGAAGATATCTTTCTCATAGAACTGATCAAACTTTTCATTCTGAGATAGACCAAACTTCCTACTCTTGTGTGATGGTGGGTTGAGAGATCCTACATTACTTATGATAGCATCTGCAGAGTCTAGATCGTAGACGTTTGGGTTGTCTCTGATCTCATCTGTAATCCTCAAAGCTTCTGCAGGACTTATATTATACTCAGACACTAAGAGGTTTGTAAACATCTCTGGGTTCTTAGACACAGCAGTCTTATCAATTGACTTGTACTTGAGGAGGTAAGCTTTAATATCTCCTAAATCAGCACCAGCATCTAGTTGGTTTTGACGAAGCTCCTGACCAAGACCCATAAGCTGATTACCTAAATCAACAATCATCTGCCTATTGGGGGTGTTCTTTGGTACAAGATTCTTATTGAAGTTACCACGTTTATCAACAGCAGCCCTAAGGGCTTTGTAAGTCAAGTCACTTATCCTTGCCCTATCAGAAGCCTTAAACACACCAGCTAAAGATCTTAGCCCCATGTTCTTATAGAAAACTTTTGGGTCATGCACTTGGTTCTTATAGTAAGTAACAAGGTGATGTTGTGCAGCTTCAATACCAGAACCACCATGCAAAGGGGTCAGTGTACCACCTAAGATAGATGCCAATGCACGAGCAGACTTGGACTTATCTAGTGTATCTTTTGGAATTGCATTTGTAACAGCGGCTTGCCAAAGGTTAGACACATTCATTACAGATGTAGATGCACGTTCCATAAATGTTTTCTGACCAGTTGTTTGCTTGTGCTCAGCCTCTCTTTCATTGATGTTGAAATCAAGATCATCAGAGGCATCTACTTCTTTTTGAACATCTGTTAAAAGTTGAGGTACAGTCCTTACAATACCCCCATGAGAAGCCTTCTCTTCCTCTACATATCTTTCAATGTCTGCTTGAGGTATAGGTTCTCCGAAACGAGCAGCTGCATCCATCCAAGTTATCTGATTTTTAACTGTACCAGGAATAGAAAAGGCACCACCCAAGGAAGTTCCAGCAATAGCAGCATTAGCTAAACGTTCTTGAAACTCTTCGTAGTCAAACACTTTATCCGAACCTTGAACAGCAGCAAGATAACCAATAGCTTCCTGACCAACCTCAGTCAGTCCCTCCCCTAATGCACCAACACCTACACTTCCTAAGGTTCTCATAGAAGTCTGCTTGGCTGTTAGTTGAGCCTTAGCAATCTTCTGTGCTTCATTTGCAAACTGCCCAATAGCAAAGTCTGCTTCTTGTTTAACAACCAGTTTAGCTTCTGACAGGCTTATGTTACGAGCCTTAGCAAGTGCTTTTGGAATATCATCTCTAATGGTTTGTATTGGATTCTTAGAGATACCACCAAGACCTTTGAGACCTAAGCGATCAAGTACAGCTTGAGCAATACCAGAACCAATAGCAAGGGTAGCAGACTTACTATCATTGTCACCCTCCATGTCGTTCCAAGTTTGACCTGCATACATGAATGAGGGGATAGCTACAGCACCTGCAATAGCAGCGGTAGCTCCTATGACAGGGGCAGCTATAGTCCCAGCGATAGCAGAACCAGCAGTGATTGCCATGTAAGGTAGGGACAGAGCCATTGTACTTCCGAGGTACTCAAGGGCAGACCCAATACTATCAACATCTTTATAGTTGTTAATCGTGTATCCATACTCAGCCAGCTTACCTTGCTGCCTACGTACACCATCCTCACCCCATCTCTCAAGACCCTCAGAACCAGTAGAGGAACCTACGAGGTTAGCAACACCGTAGGCGCTTTCACCCACACTGATCCACCCTTGTTCCCAAGAGTCGCTGATAGGGTTAAGAGATTTGTTGTTAAGTGATACACCTGATCTCCGGATGCCCACATCACGATTGAAGTACTTGTTCATCTCGTTTGTAGCCTGATCTCTAGACATGCCTTGGTTCATAAACTGACTAATGTAAGAGGCTCTTTCCCTCTCATCCACAAGTGTTTGTTTAAAGCCCATAGACTTAGCACCTTCAGCTCTCTCAGCCAACTCAATGTCCATTGCAGCCTTGTCAAATGCAGAGGGTTTGTAGGTACCCTCGAACATAGCCCTTTCCCTAGCAGATGTCTCAGCTGTCTTTTGGATCCTATCAGAGTCTGTTGAATACTCTGTTAAATCCATAGCACCTGAACTCATTAACCTACCTGAGAAGGTTTCCCCATTCTCATTGACAAGATCAACCATCTGACGACTACCGCCAGTGTCCATCATAGGGGTACCATCTGCGTTGAACACAGGTCTAATGTTAGTAAACCCCTGTTCATTAGCTAGTCGGGAGATAATGCCAGTGGTGTCACCACCACCAGCAGTACCTTCCTTAACTTGACCACCTATAATCTTAGACACCTCAGCAGCATCATAACCACGAAGACGATAGTTGGGGCCATCTGGGTTATCTAATGTATCACCATCGATAAAGTGAGTATTAGTACCTGCTAAAGTGTTAGGCTGAAAGTTACTAATATCATCTAGTATTCCCATTACATATCTCCTTGTGTTAAATTATACTGCTAAGATACCATACCGGATATAATGTATTCCATCATACCGCTTCGACCACTAGCTGCACCATTTTTAATATACTCTTTCTTCAGATCGGGGTCCATTGCTTGCCAATCCTTGTAAGAGTCTGTGCTCATTAGCCAAGATGAGACTTGAGTGTCGCTCATATTAGCCAACCCTTCCTTACCACTAGCAGCTGCAGCATTCTTAATAGTCTGTAAGAAAGTTGTAACATTGGCTATAGGAACTGGGATCGGGTTACCATCCTTAGTTTCACCAGGTAAGAAGAAGTTTTGTGCATCGGTAGTGTTAGATTCTACCCAAGCCCTTGAGAAATAATCACTCAACCTAGTTGGTTTCTTACCAGACCGAGCATCGACCAGTGCTTCTTTATAAGCTTTTTCTACAAGCTCTTCCATCTGCTCTAGTTCCATCCCATTCTCAATAGCAAACGTAACAGCTTCCCTTCCAATTGTTTCCTTTGCAATACGTAGTTCTGAAATACCAGCCTTCTCTTCAGTGTTTTTACTTGGATTCAAATTATCTAGGGATGTTACAAGAGACTCTACATTATCCCTTATTGTTTTCCTGTAGGCAATATTAGCTGCTGTTTTAGGAGCAAATCTACCATCTTTGGTAAGTGTTCTTACATCAACCTGCTTATCACCATCATACCAATAGTTACCATCACCCACCTTCTTTTGAGTTAAAGTGATTTCCCTACCTGTTTTTCTATCATACATGGTCATTGGCTGAGCACTAGTAGGTACTGCAGGAAGACCCTTAGTTACAAGATCACCGAAGTCCATAGATTTCTTAAAGATTGCAAGACTCTCTTTAGTGTGTTTACCTTCAAGCGCAACCTTTTTATAGGTACCCTCTTTAGCATCAACTCTAGCAATGTAGTTCTTACCCGCAAAGGCAAGAGCTTGGTTACCATTTAAACCAGTAGCACGACCACCAAGGTACATGATAGCAGCCCTAGCAAGTTCCTTACTGTCAAAGAGATCCCCGAAGACACCCTTGAGCATAGCCATTGCACCAGATACCTCGGGGGTTTTCTTACCACCCTCAGCCGCTATCCTAGCAGCTTCTGCTTTAGCTTTCGCTTCTGCATCGGCGGTGATTGCTTCCTGTGGTGTCAGATTAACAATAGCATTACCATTAGCATCTAAGACATTTCCATTTGACCCTATACTAAGCTTAGGACCACTGGTCATTCCAGGAGGTTTTTTAGTTTTTTCTTCTGTAGATAACCCCAAGGCTTTCAAAGCTGCAACACGAGCAACTTCTGCCATCTCCTGCTCATTCCTTATAATACTTGCCCTGTCATTATCTGCAGCAGTATTAACTGCATCTATTTGGCTTTGAGATTCATTAGCAGTTGCTAAGTTAGCTGAAGCTGTTGCAAGACTTTCCTTAGCATTCTTACCCATCTCTACGTACTCTGCAACTTGTTCTGCTGTAGCAGCACTTCTAATACCAGCTTCAACTTCAGCAAGTTTTTTCTTTGCCTGCGCAATAGCTTCTTCTGCAGACGATATTTGATTAGCTACTTTAAGGTTAGCTGTGGGGTTAACCTTGGCTTGAGGTAACCCAGCTATGACAGCAGCACCATTAGCCAGTTCTGAAGGTAAACTACCTGCAATATCTGATGATTCTATAGGTGGATAATCTTGAAAAGGAACACCAGATAGTTCAGCAGCAATCCTCAGCTCTTGATTCTTTAAAGAACCTTCACCACCAAATGTTTTACCCCCTTCATCTGCAACTGATTGCATTAATCTGTTACGTTGAAGCTCACTAGCAAGTCTGACTTGAGTTTCTTCCCAGTCAAAATCAGCACTGGTTGGTTCAAGAGTACCGGCCTCAATAGCAGCCACACGATCTGGGTGACCAACATCAAGATCAGCAGCAGGGTTTGGTATCCTACTATTTATCATATCTTCAACCAAACTAGGAACACCATCACCCATAGGCACATTACCAGCCATCATCCTATTAGAGTTCATAATTGAAGCCGGTACATTGTAATCAACCAACTCATCTAAGCTCGTCATCGATGGTGTGAATGCCCCTGTGATAAGGTTAGATACCTTAATGTGTTCAGGTGATCCTGCAACTAGGTTTTCACGAAGATCAATCAACCTTTGCTGGGCTGCAGCTCTACGAGAAGTATCATCACCAGTCTGTCCATATCCTTCAGAGCCCCCAAGTTCCCTTGGATCACTGATCTCTCGAACACCTTGACCATTAGTGAATATATTACCTTGACCAAATGTCTCAGCACCTAAACCTGATCCTGGTTTTGGAACACCAAATCGTAGTTGTTTGGTTTCAAATTCTGGATTATCTGCAGGGTTTGGTATCCTACTCCTTATTATGTTATCAACCATATTAGGAACACCATCACCCATAGGTACATTATTAGACATCATCCTGTTAGTATCTTGCATAGAGGCTGGGATATCATAGTTAATCAACTCCTCTAAACTTGTCATCGATGGGGTAAATGCACCTGTGATAAGGTTAGACACCTTGATGTGTTCAGGTGATCCTTCCATTAAGTTCTCACGGAGAGTGATTAACCTCTGTTGAGCCGCAGCCCTACGAGAAGTATCATCACCAGTCTGACCATACCCCTCAGAGCCCCCAAGTTCCCTTGGATCACTGATCTCTCGAACACCTTGACCATTAGTAAATATATTACCTTGACCAAATGTCTCAGCACCTAGACCTGATCCTGGTTTTGGAACACCAAATCGTAGTTGTTTGGTTTCAAATTCCCTATTAATATTACCAGATGAGCCTTGTAGTAATGACTCATCAGTGTTAACCGCTGGCATTGGTATTAGATCAGGTGAAATCCTATTACCCACACTAGGATCTGCAGTTTGCGGAGGTAAATCAGAGTTATTAGTGATAGGGGGCGGCATCTGACTCATCTCTATCTGTGGGGGTACAAACATTTGAGGCACCTGATCTATCTTGAGGGCTGCTTGATCAAACTTAGTTAAAGCATCACGCTCATTTCGTTTAAACCAAGCATTGTCAACATCATCTTGAAGCTTACGTCGAGCCATTTGATCTATAGATAGCCCACCTGTATTTAAATAGATAGAACCACCCATGTTAGCACCTACCACAGCTTTCTCTTCAGCATAATTAGTAGAATAATCATCACCACGAAAGGTAAAGGTACCTCCCGCTCCCATGTCAGAACGAGCGTTACTAAAAGCATCTGCAAAACTTTGAGGTTCTGGTGGAGCTTCTTGCATCTGTGGGACTAGGTTTTCTGGACGAGCTTGTGGCATAGTAGATATTGCAGGTGCTGAAGTATTTGAAGTACTCGGAGCATTGCCCATACTAGGAACATTGGGTTTTGCAAAGTCTTCTTGATTAGTAATACCTAAAGCATTTCCAATTCCACCAAAGAAATCACCAACAGCCCCAAGGTTTCCTACACCATCAGACCCACCACCACTAAAAAATCCTGGTACAGGTTGTGCAGATGCTGTTTGGGCTACAACTTGGGGAGTTTCTTCAGGGTTTACATTAAAGCCAGATATCCCAGATCTCGCTGAGCGTATAGCATCTCTAGCTTCTTGTATGCTATGTTGAGAGGCATTACCTTCACCGTATCTGCTTGTTCCAGCTTTACGTAAAGTCCCATTTACCATGACATCATATGGAAGTGGTGCCGAAGCCCACTCTTTTGCAAGTTCCATCAATGCTAATTCTTCATCTACGTCACCGCCCATCAAGTACTCCCCAAGTATGGGCCTTTTTTGAGTGGCTAAATATACACCAGCTTTATCTTGAAAGTCAGGCGTAAAAAGGGTGTCTCCAGAAACCCCTAAACCATTGACAACTTCTGTTAGCGTTGTCGGTATGATTTGAAATTTACCCACAGCAAAAAGCTTATCAGCGCCTGTTTTACTTTGAGCTTCTATAATCTCATTAATGGTCATTTCAGATAGCTTCTTACCTTTGTAAGTGGTTTCCATCTGAGACCCTATGATTTCACCATTAGCTGTTCCACGATTACTTGAGTTGTAACCTCCTTCACCACTGCCTATGAAATCTAAAAGGGGTTTAAACCTGTCTTGGATAATAGGGGCTTTAACTCCACCAGTACTACCGTCATTATATTTTTGAATACCACCACCCATGTTTTTCATTGCACGATGCTGTAAACCTGCGCTATTCATTTGCTCTATTACAGGGGCAAACATAGTTGATGCTTCCTTGTTGAGGACAAATTCCCCAGGTGTTAGCATCGCAGGTACAGTATCCCTATTAGTTGGATCTGTTTTATCGATCATATCATTCTCCTGATAGTGGTGACTTCTTTTGTTTGGGATAGGGGACTTTCCCCCCATAATTAAATACTCCAAAGAGTTTACCTAGGCCAAGACCAATCCCAACAGGTCCGAGTGCTGCCATCATACCTGCACCAAGACCTCCGGTAGCAGCTGTGGCAGCGGTACCACCTAAAGCAGATCCAAGAGAACCCATCATTCCTCCCTGAGCTGCTAGAGAAGAAGCTGCCGATCCAATACCTTTATCAACAGCACCCATAGCGAGTTTAGAACCAATCTGATCTAAAGCGTTAGGTTGTTTAGGTTGAATCTTAGCCTGCATCGCTTGACGCTGACGTATTTCATCTTCACGTAGACCAGTGTTAGCTACAGATATACCACCTGTGTTCAGGTAAGATAGTGGACCTGCTGGTGGGTTATTACCAATATTATTATGACTAACCTTACCACCTGTATTTCCAACAGCTGAATCCCAGCCAACAGATCTATTTGATTTTAAGTTACTACTATCAAGAAGTTCTTTCAGAGCCCTGTTTTGATCCCTGTCACCACCAGAGCTTTGGGGCGCAACATATGGAGCAACATATGGGGTAGATGTTGGTGTGGGTTCGTAAGTGCTTATCTCTGGGGCCAATGCGGCTAGGAAAGAAGATCCAGGTAATAGTCTTACAAGAGCATTCTCATTAATAGCGTTATTTAAACCACTGGTAATGCCACCATAAGCATCTTTGATAGCACCAGTAAACCCTGTTGTAGGATCGTTTTGATTGTAACCACCCTGAATATTTTTAATACCAGAAGAAAGCATGGATCTTGCAGCTATCTCTTCTGGAGACATATTTGCTGTAGAAACATTAGGATTATCAGCATTCCGTTCAGCCCATGCAGCAGCCAAATCTGCGTTATAACCTGGATTATCCTCTGGACGAGCCCCTGATATATTACCATCAGCATCTACTACACCATATCGTAAATCATTTTGATAGTCGTTAAATGCGTTATCTATATTTACGTGTGCTACATCTTTGTGACCACCATAAGTAGTTTTGTTACCACCGCCTGATCTACCAGCAGTAGTCTGTGTAATATTCGTGTTAATAACATCTGCTTCATTCATAATAGAGTTTTGAATTGATTCGGTTAAACCAGAAGATGCTAGGGATCTCCTCAGTGCTGAACGAGATTCTGCAAGTGATTTATAATCAGGGATATCCCCACCACCACTGCCTGTATAAGACAATGGACCGGAGACACCCCCAGAACTACCACCTAAGTAGCTCTGAATAGCTGCAGCTGCATTACCACCCTGAGGTAGACCAGTGTTGACTGCAGGTTGAACCACACCACCCTCTTGATACTTTTGAATTATACGCCTCATTACTTACCTCCACCTGATTGGGTGCTTGTGCTTCCCAAAGCAGGAGAGCCATATAGACCAAACAATCGTTGAATACCTTGATAGGCTGCATCACCTTCGTTTTGATTCTGTTGTTGAATTGCTGAACCAACACTACCTAGCATACCAGCACCTGCACCAAACTGACTTTGAAGTCCACTACCAGCACCTAGCACACCACCAGCTCCAGACAATGCTGCTGAACGACGACTAGCAAGCTCAGCTGCAGCCATATCACCACCTACTTTCATAGCAGATGAGTCCATAGACTGTTGTGCTCTAGCACCACCAAGGTTACCTGATTGGCTAAACTGACCCCTCTGTTGTCCAAGGATATCACTAACTGCAGTTCCGATACTGTCTTTCATAGCAGAAGTCTGTTTGCCTAAGGCGTCAGCCCCAAACATACCAGTACCACTAGCTGCATCACGATATGCTTGAGTAGCTCCATAGCTATCCTCTGCAATCTTGTCGTACACACCTCCCGTACCGCCTAGTTCTTTTTGTTTCTCCATAGCAGTAATTTGCTCAGGAGTAAGTTTTGCAACATTCTCATAGGCACCTGTACCATACAGGTCTACTGCACTCTCTAAGCTATCTTGAACATAGGGCCGAGCCCAATCTGGTAAACCTGTTGTACTTGTTTGATCGCTACCACCACCTGACATATTAAACCTCCTTCGTGAGCGTTATAAACGGCTCATTGTATCCATATTGTTTGAGAGCACGAGCCCAACCTTTGCGCCCATAGACTACAGTTCTTTTGCAGTCATTGAAACGTGCGAAATCCTCAAGTATTTTTAGTATCTCAGGGCCATGAGTGAACCAACCAAAAGATGTACAGGCAACTACAGCTAACTGTTTCTTACCTTCTATTTCTTCAAAGCGAGTTATACAAACTTCACCCTCTTCTCTTATCCAACACTGACCCACAGCACCTAAGCATTGCAGGAAGAGTCCGTGAGATGTCACAACTCCACCTCCATGCACTAATGCTTTTTCAACCAAAGGCTTTAACTTGTGCCATTGATCTGCAAGCTCAGGACCACTTAGTAGTCTAATCATTTCTTTAACTCCGTAGTTTCAAGGTATCTGTTTTGTATAGTTGGACTTGAAGGGGAACCCCCATTGAGTCGTGCATAAACTGAAACAACCCTAGTTCCTGCGGTAGGTGTTAATGTCATAGCTAAGGTTACCATTTGTTCGTGGTATGTGTGCGTAGTTCCATCTGTATAGAATCCAGAGGATGCATTGAAGACACGTTGAGACACTGTATCAAGTCTAATGTCAAATTGAACCGAGTTAGATCCATTTAAACCACAGTTAAACATGATTGATGTAAGGTTACCATTAGAAGTAATAGATACATCTTTTATTAACTGATATGTTGAAGTTGGTGTTATACTAGCTGCAGTAAAAGCAGCAAACTTATTACTCACAGCACCATTAGTAATCTGCCCTGTGTTAACTACAAGATTGCTGATTTGAGCAGAAGATGTAATTATATTTGTTGAAGCTAACTTAGTCCCAGTGATAGTGCTATCTGTAATGTTACTAGCATCAATACCAGTAACAGTGTTCCCATCAAGTTCAAAGTCACCATTTTCAAATGTTACAATACCTGAGAAAGAAACACTTACCTTTGGGGCATTACCAGTAGATGCACTAGTTGTAGCTGCCCCAGTATCATCTGTAAATATAAAATCAGAGAAGTAAACTAAAGTTGTTGAAGTTGCACTAGCTGTTGGGGCAGTCTCTGACCACCCTGAAGTTAACCCAGAGAGTGCAAGGGTTGCCCATGTAACTGTAGCAGTTGGAGAACTAGGTGCTCCAGATGAAGATGGGAAGTACACCCTCCTAGAAAGAGATCTAGGTGCTGGGGAACCATCATTACCATCTTCAGACAATAGAGCTACAGTGTTCCAAGTGTTTGAATCAGTTATTGTATCTTCTAAACTTGATACATATCTAAATGTAATCCAAAGGTACTTACCACCTGATGCTGGGATTGCCCCCACCCATCCATTATTAGCTGCAATAGTTACACTTCCAATGTTTGTATAGTTATATGAAACACTGGTAGGTCTAGTTGGAGCTGTGTTTGTTGTAGTCCTTTGGTACAGATAGATCGCAGTGTTACCTGTTGGTCCAGATGAGCTTGATGCAGAAGATGATCCTTGAGATCCTGGTAAAGCACTACCCATATTAATAGCTTGGGTTATTTGATTTGTCCAAGAGTCTAAGGTTGCATCTCCGGTAAATGGTGGTCTGATAATTGCCATTATCGACTGCCTCCCTTACTGACTTGAATCTGATAGCCTGTAAGGTTCCAATCAAGCGTCACTTCATTAGATTGACTTTCAATCCTATAGTTTAAAAACCGACCATTAAACCTAACATCTGCTTTGTATTCAAGAGAGGTGTCAAAGGGTATTGCAGCGTTAGATGAGAAGTTAATTGACTCACCAACCTTATCACTGCCATCATACTTTATGTTAACTTTAGAAGGACCATCAAATAATAGAGCCATGCCAGACACACTCTCAGTATCAAACTCAGGGGTTACTGCCATACGTTTACGTTCTAGGAAAGCACCTGATAAGAATGAGCTACCATCTACACCAACTAGTTTTGTAGGTGCTGAAAGAAGTAGGTCTCCTCTAATTGCAGACATTGCATTTGTAGCTGTTGGTAAATCTCTCTTAGTCCACACATTATTCCGGTAGTTCCACACGTATATGATTGAGACAGACCAGAACCAAATCTCATCATACTTATTAAACCTAACACTCTTAATTGTTTCGTTATTACGAAAGAAGTTCCTCACACGCCCATCAGAAATAGATGAGATAGATCCAGGATGCCCTGCAAACACATAGCAATCATTGCTTCCATACACAATATGCTTACCATCTACTTCGATAACACCATCTGTGTTGTTAACCCCGTAGTTGTCAGTTACTGTAGCAATTTGAAAGGGTACAACAGGTGAGTTGGTTTGCTGCATAGAGTGTATAGATGAGTCTGTATATACATAAAGCACACCTTGCAGCTCTGCCATATCTTGAATAGTACCTGTAGAAGCTAAGACAAACTCGTCTGCAGTGTTAGCTCCCCTCTTAAATGGATTCCAATTCTGAGGTATAAATCCTGGACCTGCAACATCAGAGGTTCTAACAGTACCTGTAAGGGTACGACCACCTGTTTCCTTTAGGTTACCTGCAACTATGAGGTTTCCATAAGATCTTACAACACCTGCTGTAACAGTGGACACAGGGGTGGTTGTTACAAATACATTGTAAACAGTACCACCAGAAGATGTGTCTGGTGTAAAGTTAAAAAGATTGTTTCCGTAATTAACCCCAGAGATTGTACCAATATTCACCAATGTTGCATCCGGAGATACAACACCTGCAGAGTTTATGGTAACTGTTTCGGTGTGTATTGGTGTAGATATGTTACGAGGCAGTGCTGTAATCTTAATTGATATTGAGTTACCTGCACCTGGATCTGTAAACACTGTATTCTTAACTTCAATAGAACCCGAAGAACCATCGTGCTCAAAAGAAGTCATCTCTTCTTCAATGGCATAGGAATCCCATCCAGGCAATGGAGTAACTCCCACAGCATCATCCCGTAGGAAGACAGGTGTGGAGTTACCATTGTTAAAGATGATGTGGTAACCACCATTAAACAAAGTATGTTGCCAATCACCACCAGTTACTCCAGTGTTAACACCACCCTGTGCAGAGACAACAGAAAAACTATCATCGTATACTGTGAAGGTTGTGTTAGTGCTGTTATCTGTGATGACTACGTATCGATCCCCAAGTGTTGAGGGCCAAAATGCAACGTACTTAACGTTTGTAAGTGATAATAGTTTGTCCACATCGGATGGGAACCTTTTAATACCCTTTCCACTAAAACGAACATTCTTAACATCTGAGAAGACATTAGGTGGTAGCGACACTGCTGGAGTATCTTGCACAAGACCCGCTGATGCTAGATCTGTAATCGGTATAATCTGTTGTGGCATCGCTACCTCCTATTTTAATCTAATAACTCACGAGCATTCTCGCTGCCCAGTAGTCGGATCAAAAAAACACGCCTCTGCTTTCTCTCCATCCGCCTCTGAAGGGATTTCAATCTGGCCCTCTGTCTCCGCTTCCGCTTCCACGGTCTCATTGAAGATTCCGTAGCGTTTGCCTGTGATCCTAAATGTGGTACAGCCCTTGGCCCCCTCTTTCCATGCCGTTTCGTAAACACGTTTGAAATCGTCATAGCTAACATCACCTCCCACATTACAAGTTTTAGAACAAGCACTGTCAATGTAGTGCTGGGCTAGAGTCAAAACAGCTAAGTGTTCATAAACTGAAATGTCATCTGCCTTTCGTCCTGCAACTCCTCTTGCAAAAGCATAGTCCTTAACGTTGTCGTAACGTGGTCCGTCAAAAGTCTGGATGGTACGCTCGTATGAATGTGAAAAGACTGGCTCGATTCCTCCACTAACATTATCTGCCACGAGGGAGATTGTCCCAGTAGGCGCAATAGATGTGAGGTGGCTGTTCCTAATACCATGCTTTCGAATCTCCTTCTGGACAAATGCTGGAAGTGTACGAATAAAATTACCCTTTAAGTATTCTTCACGGTAGAGTGGGAATGCTCCTTTCTCTTCTGCAAGCTTTGCTGATGCGTAGTAGGTGTTGTCTCTGAGACAGGCGAAGACTTTTTCCATCCATCGCAGGAACGGCTTAGAGCCATACTCGAATCCAAGCATCTCGCCTGCATTAGCAAGACCTGTAACGCCGAGTCCCATTCTCCGCTTATTCTTTGCCTCATCTTCTTGCTCCCTTAGCGGATAGATAGTACGATCAACAACATTATCCATGGCACGAACAATGTGAGGTATGTCATCTTTAAATTGATCAAAGTTAAATGTGTATTCATTGCTTTCATCTTTAATTACATACTTAGTGCAGTTAAAAGAACCTAATAGACAAGCACCATAAGGGGGAAGAGGCTGTTCACCACATGGGTTAGTAGCACTGATGTCCTCACAGTAGTATAAGTTATTCATTTCTTGAATACGATCAATAAATAAGACACCAGGTTCAGCCCAATCCCATGTAGACTCCATTGCTAGATCCCAGATCCCCTTTGCAGAGACAGTCTCATGTACAATACCATCAAAGACCAGATCAAAGCTATCGTCTTCCTTAGAGAGAGCTTCCATGAACTTATCAGTAATGCCTAATGATATGTTAAAACCAGTGAGCTTATCAGAATTACGTTTAGCAGTAATGAAGTCAACAATATCCGGATGGTCAATACGGAGTACACCCATTTGAGCCCCACGCCTATGACCGGAACTACTAATTGTTTGGCATACTGCATCAAAGATAGACATAAAAGAGATAGGCCCACTTGCTTGGCTCTCCAATGACTTGATTTGAGTACCTCTAGGGCGTACTTTAGAGAAATCATAACCTATACCACCCCCTCTTCGCATTGTTTCTGCTGCTTCTTTAGCACGATCCATAATAGAATCCATACTATCTTTAATCTCACCTGATACAAAACAGTTGTAAGCAGTAACAAGCTTACCTGCACCCATCGCAGACTGTACTCTACCGGCTGGGAGGAATCGTTGTAGACCAATGATATCTTCTAGTATCCATTGGTGTTCCACACTATCACACAAAGATCGTGCAATACGCTTAATCTTACCATCAAAGGTCTCTCCCTTTTGTCTGTACTTCATTTCATCTAATTCTTGAGACAAGGGAGTAGATGGACCCTCATAAGTAATATTGCGCATGTATATCCTCGTGATATTGTTATATGTTAATTAATCCGAAGGGGGATCCTTAGACCCCCCTATAAGGAACTTAGAGAATTACAACTCATGTAGTACTCTAAGGCTTCGTAGGCCAAGTTACATCTGGGAACCCAGCTTGCTGTGGGACATCCAAGAGGGCAGTACGATAAGTAGCCCACTCAGCCTGCTTGTCAGATGATAGAGCAGCCCAGCGAAGTGGGTTGCCCACAAAGGCATCAACCTCAAGTAACAGTTGGTCACGTTGGCTGCGTACCTGTGCCGCCGCTGTTGCTGCTAGTTCTTCAGCAGTAGGAGCAACGTATGCTGCGAAGTCTGTACCAATGAGAGCCATGACTGCATCGTTGTCGATGGTTGTGTCAGTGTCATAATCGGTCAGAAGGTAGGGTATCCAGCCGTAGTCTGGGTGGTTAATCTCAACGTCAATACTAGTGTTAGTAGCGTTCATTGATTGTGCGTTACGGATTTGTGTGATTGTTATGCTCATTATGATATCCTCACCCATAAGCCTATGCCACCTGTGTTGCTTGAAATATATGAACAATGAGACATAGCCCTCCAAGTACCCGACACTGAAGTTGGCGTTACATTAGTATCCCAAGCGACATTGTCATATAAAGTTCCATAACTCGCTTGGTTATTTCTAAATATACTTGTAACTTTAAGGCTAGAAGCTGTGGCACCCGGTGCATAATTAGTGTAGTTAGCTGGTCTACCTATAATGTAAGTCCCCACAGCGCCGTGGTCTGTGCTAGAAGTCGGAGCCGCTGCCCAAGTTAATCCGCCAGTATTGCCTGACTGTGCTGTGAGCATGTAGCCATTAGTTGGGGCATTAGATACTTGCATCTTAGCTTCATTTACGGCTTCAGCAGCTAATTGAGACTGAGAGATTGTACCTGTAATACTAGCCGCAGGAACCCCTGATACGCCCAGAGTGTAATATCCTAAGCTAGTCCACGCAGTCGAGCCTGTGCCTGCCTTTATCTTACTCGTGTCTGTCTCTAAACCCAATTCACCTTGAGCAAGTGTAGGATTGGCAGATGTCCAGTTAGCAGCCGTATCACGGCGTATTTGAATTTTATCAGCCACTTGCCGATCCTCCATTTATAGTTTGAGCAGTTGTATAAACACTGTTGGCAAAACCACCATCTGTAATGTTATATGCTACTGCTGATTCAAAGGTAGTGTAAGCTACTGCTTCCAATACATCGTTAAGTGCAGCACCAGTAGCTAGGATAACATCCGAACCATTGGTTGCTGTATAATCAGCCGCTGCGAGTTTTACCCCATTGAGGAACACATCAAGAAATCCAGGAGTGAATCCGCCCGTTGGAAAGCTAGTTTGATTTGCAGTGCAAGTAAATGCATCTCTTGTCTGTGTTGCCTGTGGGACGGGCTGTACGCCTATGTATCCTGACATTATGTGTCTCCTATACTGTTAAGTAACGGATGATAACGATACCTGAGCCGCCGTTACCACCGCTGCCGCCTGCGCCTCCGCCACCGCTGCCCGTATTCACCGTGGCATTACTACCATTGTTCCCACCTGTTGCGCCATTTCCGCCGCCTGCTTGACCAGTACCTGCATTGTTTGCCCCTGCGCCACCGCCGCCGCCTGCTCCGGTAAAGAGAGAGTTCCAAGAACTACCATTGCCTCCAGAACCACCTGTGTTTCCGCCACTTAATGCAGGGCCACCAATAGAACTTGAGCCACCGCCACCGCCACCGCCCTCAGACAGTCCAGCTGCATAGCCGCCGTTGCCACCATTATTTCCTTGACCTGCTGTACCTAAACCAAAGTTATCATTGGTGTTATCTCGTTGACCGCCGCCGCCACCCGATCCTCCATCTAAACCTTGATGGCTTGAACGTGATCCACCACCGCCGCCACCTAAAGATATAATTGAGTTAAAGGAGCTATTAGCACCAGTAGTCCCTTTTGCATCATGCGAAGTGCTACCTGCGCCACCGGAACCTACCACAACAGGGAAAGTACCAGTGCCTATAGTTGTAGTAGATACACCCCTAAATCCACCAGCGCCGCCGCCAGCACCTTCCCCAGCATTGTAAGATGGGCCAAGGCCAGCGCCACCTCCACCGCCACCAGCAACAACTAGATATTCAAAAGAATTACCACCAGTAGTTACTACAAGGTTTGAAGACGAGGTAAAAGTGTGTACCGTATATATTCCAGATGTTGTGACAGTACCACCTGTAGCAGCTACTGCTGGTTTAACAGGATCAGTACCATCTCCCACGTTA